TAGATTTTGGGCTACACCCAGATGATGACCATGACGATATCGAAGAACGTATGTGGGATCAGATTCATCGAGAATACGGCATGGGCGAAGGCAACAAACCAGATGGTGAAAAAATCACACTAGAAAAGGACAAAAAGACTCCACTAGGCGAATTCATACTATCATACTACGATAGAGAAACAGGCGAGTTTCCAAAAGGCGAAACTGCTGTACTTACCATGGTAGAGAAAGATTACGGCGAGCAGTTCATAGAACCTGCTAAGGCGTTTATCGAAAAAGTTAATACAACCTTTGAAGAATTCCAGATGCGTCAAAACCCGCAATCAATGGAACCTGATTTAGAGTTTGTAAGAATGCGTGAGTTAGCCGGTTTAAGATAATCGGCTAACTTATTCATATTTTGTCAAAAAAATGGTTGACAAAATAAATAAAGTTGTGTAGTATTATAACTGTGCTACACAAAAAGGCACTAAGCACATAGGCAACATATAAGGAGGCATAACTATGGCATCATTAGCAGAAATCCGAGCAAAGCTCAAAGAACAAGAAGCACGTTCAAGTGGTTCAGGCCCTGCAACAGGGGGCGACAACGCAATTTACCCATTTTGGAATATCAAAGAAGGCGAAAGCGCAACGCTTCGTTTCCTTCCTGATGGCGACACAGATAACACTTTCTTTTGGAAAGAACGTTTGATGATCAAACTTCCGTTTGCAGGCGTAAAAGGCGAAACTGATTCACGTCCAGTACAAGTACAGATTCCGTGTATGGAAATGTATGGCGAGACATGTAACATTCTTAATGAAGTACGTGGCTGGTTCAAAGATCCAAGTCTAGAAGACATGGGTCGTAAGTATTGGAAGAAGCGTTCTTACGTGTTCCAGGGCTTCGTAACTGATAGTCCGCTACATGAGGACTCAACTCCGGAAAATCCAATCCGTAGATTTATTATTGGTCCTCAAATCTTCCAAACCATTAAGCAAGCATTAATGGATCCAGATATGGAAGAATTGCCAACAGATTATACTGCTGGTGTTGATTTCCGTCTTAACAAAACTTCAAAAGGCGGTTACGCAGACTATGGCACAAGTAATTGGGCACGTAGAGAGCGTCCATTGAGCGATGGCGAAATGGCTGCAATCAATACACACGGATTGTTTAATCTGTCAGACTTCCTTCCTAAAAAGCCAGACGAAACTGCAATCAAAGTAATGCAGGAAATGTTTGAAGCGTCAGTAGATGGTGAAGCATATGATCCAGATCGTTGGAGTCAGTACTTCCGTCCATCCGGTATGGCTGCACGTACAGGCGATCCAGTAGCACCAGCGGCTACTACACCTGCTCCAGCACCAGCAGCGGCACCTGCTCCAGTAGCAGAAGCGGCACCAGCACCAGCGGCTGAAGCGGCACCAGCACCAGCGGCTGAAGCGGCTCCTGCAGAAGGTAGCGGCGCACAAGACATTCTTGCAATGATCCGCGCACGTCAAGGACAGTAATTAACAACACCCCCCAGGCTTGCCATAGGCAGCTCAATACCGGGGGGTTACTTACGCTTTTTAGATAGGAGTTATTATGGCAATAAAGGCATTCGATCCGACTAAATTTCGGACCGCACTAACAAAATCTATTTCAGGTATGAGTGCAGGATTTAACGATCCTACTGATTGGATTAGCACAGGAAACTATGCACTCAACTATCTTATTTCAGGTGATTGGAACAAAGGTATTCCACTAGGCAAAGTAAGTGTTTTTGCAGGCGAAAGTGGCGCAGGCAAGTCATACATTTGTTCAGGTAATATTGTAAAACATGCACAAGATCAAGGTATCTTTGTAGTTCTTATTGACTCAGAGAACGCACTTGATGAAGCATGGCTACAAGCACTGAATGTAGATACATCAGAGGATAAACTACTAAAACTTAACATGTCAATGATTGATGATGTTGCTAAGACTATTAGTACGTTTATGGCAGACTACAAAGCAATGAACGAAGAAGATCGTCCTAAGGTATTGTTTGTAGTTGACTCACTAGGTATGTTGTTAACACCTACAGACGTAGACCAGTTTAACAAGGGTGATATGAAAGGTGATATGGGTCGTAAGCCTAAGGCATTGACTGCACTTGTTCGTAACACTGTTAATATGTTTGGTAGTCACAATGTAGGACTTGTAGCAACTAACCACACTTACGCATCGCAAGATATGTTTGACCCAGACGATAAGATTTCAGGTGGTCAAGGATTTATCTATGCATCTTCAATTGTTGTAGCAATGAAAAAACTAAAACTAAAAGAAGATGAAGATGGTAACAAGATTAGTGAAGTACGTGGTATTCGTGCCGCTTGTAAGGTTATGAAAACACGTTATGCTAAACCATTCGAAGGTGTACAAGTTAAGATTCCGTACGAAACAGGTATGAATCCATATAGCGGCTTGCTTGAATTGTTTGAAGCAAAAGGCGTTATTGAAAAGAGCGGTAACCGTTTGAAGTATGTTACAATGGACGGTGAAGAACTACTTGAATATCGTAAAAATTGGACAGGTGAAATCCTTGATAAAGTTATGTCAGATTATCTCGAAAAAGAAGCATCTATGGTAAATATCGACAATACAACCGAAGAAGAAGTTGTAGTAGATGATCTTAACGAGGAACCTGTAACTAATGAATGACGAAAACATTGCCGATGTTTGGAATCTTTTTAAGGAATACGTAGATAAAAAACAAATTGATATTGTAGCAGAAAAGTTTATAGATTTAATGGCCGACTACGGTGTATCAGACGAAACACTAAAAGACGTATTAGGACATTGTTCATACTTAGATGCTGCAATATACTACTACCTTGATGAAGATGGCGACGATGTTGATTATGATGAAGAATGGGATGAATAATGGGATGGTATAGCGAGATATCGCGTGACGTTAGTAAAATACCTGACGCAATACAGTACTTTGAAAATGAGTTAGCACAAGCAAGAACAGAGTGTAAACTCGCAGGCAACGTTGAAAAATCAGCGGCTGCTATGCCAGGTATTGTAGAACACCGTTTTAATCAACTTCAAGAAATCGAAGCCATTCTAAATTATTTGAATATTGAACTACGTAGATTGCGTAGTTCATTTTTCAAAAAATATCTTGAAAACTATCAACGAGCTCTGTCAAGCCGTGACGTTGAAAAATACGTTGACGGCGAGGCAGACGTTGTTGACTACGAAAAGATTATCAACGAATTTGCTCTAATGCGTAACAAATGGTTAGGTGTACTAAAAGCACTTGATCAAAAGCAATGGCAAATTACAAACGTAGTTAAACTAAGAGTAGCAGGCATGGAGGACGCAACTCTTTGATAGATATTGCCATTATTACAATGAAGGGCAATACTGTTTCTGAAGAGCTTTCGAGAGACTGTTTACAATCACTTAAAAAATTTAATTACTCGGCAGATATATTTCCAGCAATATACGGCAAGGAAATAGTTAGTCGCGAGTGGAAGACTTACAAATTAAAATTCCGGGACGGTACAAAACAGAGTCGTCAGAATATCGGAATAAAAGGTTGTTTTTTAAGCCATTACCTTTTGTGGAATCGTGTAATTGAAACACGTAAACCACTTCTTATTTTAGAGCATGATGCTGTATGTTTGCGTGAAATTCCGAAAAATTTATATGTCGACCAGCATTATGATGTACTAAACTTAGATGCATATAGTCGATTAAAAGAAGACTACGAAGATCATCTTACTTGGCCAACTGTTCCAGGTTATATTAAGCACGGAAGTCCTGGTATGCCTATGTCGATGGTGACAACAAACCAGTGTCATATACCGGGCGCACATGCATATATAATACAACCCAGCGGCGCTAGAAAAATTGTAGACTATACAAATCAAGTTGGCGCATTACCTGCTGATATTGCGTTAAATAATATTGTGCTTGGACTGTATAGGTCTTATACTAGTTATTTTAGAATAAACAAAAGATACTGGATACCACATAGGCAAAAGTCGTCGCACAGTTATACCCGTAACGGCGGGTTAGCAGATAGGGAAAAGTAATGCATTTTTTAATAGCATGCGATCAAGCATATTATGACGATTGGGGACATGAATTACTAAGGAGTATTTGTTTTACTAATCCTTGGCTGAAACTACATTGTCATATAGTTAATCCAAAAACTAGAAAAAAAGGATTAACGTATGTTGACTATACAACAGAAGAAATAGAATTTACTAGCGAATCAAATCGTTTAGGATATTTGCAAGCATCGCGTTTTCTTGCCGTGGCAAATAAATTCAAAGATGAAGATTTGGTTATAACAACTGATGCTGATACAATTTGTACACGGGCAGTAGACCAAGAAGAATACCAGCATATATGTTCAGATGTTAATATTTTAACACATCAAAAACATGGAGGCTGGCTATGCGGATTAGTAAGTTATGGAACAGGAAGTTTTAAAAGAGACTATGCAAATGCATTATTAGAAACTCCAGTTGAAAAATGGGAAGTTGGGCACGATCAGCGTGTATTACCTAAATTAAATGACAAGCATAATTTCAGAGTATTGCCGCAAACTTGGATGACTATTGGTAAGCATAGAAACTCAAGTGTGTTCTATACACTTAAAGGAAGAGATCGAAACAACAAATACTTCCTAGCAACTTATAAGAAATTTATTGCACCATGAAAGTAATCGGTATTGAAAATGTATTTCGTACACACCCTCTCCCAGGGTTGTCTAATTTCAAAGTTGTTACTTGGGAAGATAAGGTAGAAATAGATTCTGCTGACATTTATATTCAAGCAAACATAATGGAGTGCAAACATAGGAAATTGCGTCCTATGTATCAGTATATCAAAGATAGCGGCAAGCCTTGGATAGTTGCAGAAAGTGCCGTCTTTCGTAAGAATATGAAGGCACCGCCAAATCCGATGGCATATCATCGTTATAGTTGGTTTAGTTATTTTCGAGATGAAGGTTTATATAATAATCAAAACAGACCTAGCGATAGATGGGATCAAATACAACGTGATCAAAACATTGAAGTAAAAGACTGGCGAAACGAAGGCGATTATGTTCTTGTAGCACTACAGCGTCCAGGCGATAGCAGTTTAAAAAATTTACTTGCAAAATACAAAACATACGAAAACTTTTTAGCATCTATACTTAAAGACATACGAAAAAATACTAAAAGACCTATACGCTTAAGAATGCATCCATTAAGACGAGATAGACAAGAAGAAATATTTAAAAAATTAAATTTAGAAGGTGTTACTATAAGTGACAATACCGAGGGTGCAAAAATCGCCGGAGGCGGTGAAGGCGGATCTGGATTGCAAAAAGACTTTGCTGGTGCTTGGTGCGTTGTAGGATTCAATTCAAATGTATTAACAGAAAGTATATGCGAAGGAATACCTACATTTAGTTTGTGTCCAAGTTCAATGGCCTGGGAATGTTCTAATACAAATTTAGCCGATTTAGACAACCCCAAATTTTTTGATAGACAACAGTGGTTATACAACTTAGGTTACTGTCAATGGAGAGAAGATGAAATTGCACAAGGTGCACCTTATCATCATTTGATGGAAATTTATGATCAGGCTAAAATGTATATCCAAAATGGTCAATTACGTTAGCAAACACTTCTTCTACTAATTTTTTAGTCCTATTACTGTAGTATCTTTGATAATCTGCATTTTTTCTTATACCTGATTTAACAAACGTTGTTAGTAGTTCTCCATTATATGGAATAGGTAAATCTAAAAATTCTCGATGTAGATTTTCATATTTTATAAGTTTTTTTACCTTAATATTATTTTCTGGATCAGTATATTTGTCCCAGTCATTATATTTGTCGCAATGTTTGAAAACAAAATTTTCAAATCCTTCTCGAGTGCGCCAACTTCCGATTTTTTGTGTCCAGTGATAATGGCTTACTATTTTGTCCCACGGATTTCTTTCTACTGCAAATGTAAAATAATCTTCTAATATTTTTCCATGCTTTTTACGAAAATAATTCCAACCTAAATGCCCGCTGGTTTGGGTTGTGTTTAACCTTGGAGTTCCGTCGGCTTCGCTTCCTGTACAAATATCATTTGGACCTAAATAAGGAACAAGATATTTTTCTATACTTGACCCAGCAGTTTTTCTTGTTTTTATAAAAATAAATTCATGTTGGTGAGATATAATCATATAAATATTTATAATTAAGTACAAGGTTAATTATAAAATGGAATTAGAAGAACACCTCGGTGGACATGATAACAAAACACACCTTGATCCTGGATCATTAGAATTATTTCAAGACTTAGGCTATAAGTCGTTCCTTGATGTAGGATGTGGTCCTGGAGGAATGGTAGAGTTAGCAGAAGCAAACGGATTTGATGCATTTGGTATAGATGGCGATCACACCCTAAAACGTTATAACGATAATAATTTTTTAATACACGATTTTACAAAAGGACCTGCACCACTAGACAAAAAATTTGATATATGTTGGTGTGTTGAATTTGTAGAACATGTATACGAAGAATACATTCCAAACTATGTACAGGCTATGCAAAATTGCAAAAATTTAGCAATGACACATGCCCTAGAAGGCCAAACCGGCTACCATCATGTAAACTGTAAAAATCCCGATTATTGGATTACAACCATGGCCAAATATGGGTTTAAATTTGATCCTGAAATGACTAGAACACTTAGAAAACGTAGTAGAATGGGTACTAGTAAAAAATTTAGATTTATGAGAAGATCAGGGTTATTTTTTACAAACATTAACGAAAGTAGAGTAGAATGAATATTGAATTTGGCTGTGGTGAAAAACCTACTAAAAAAGAATTTAAAACTTGTGATATAAGAGATGTACCAGGTGTTGACTATGTTTGTCCAGCATGGGAAATAGAAAAATTTGTACAGCCAAATACTGTAGATGAAATATTTTCGAGACACATGTTTGAGCATTTAACTTTTATACAAGGAGAAAAGGTTTTAGAAGCATGGCTCAATATATTGAAACCAGGCGGAATAATGGAAATGAGATTGCCCAATATGACTTTCCATATCAACCAATGGAATACAAGATCTAACATGGAGCATGCTAAGGCAGGTTTTTGGGGATGGCAAAGAGAAGGTGAAACAGAAGTATGGGATGTACATAAAAGTGGATACGACATACAAATGTTAAAAGAATTATTGATAGAAAAAGGATACACTAACATTCGTAGTTTAAAAAAACCAATGCATGCCGAACTACATGTGGTGTGTAATAAACCATGACATACTGGACAGAAAAATGGGACGACCCTCAACATGTAAAATCAAAGGTTGAGATATTTAAATCATTAACAGATTACCTAGTGACTCCACCGAAAAATATATTAGATATAGGGTGCGGATATGCTAGAGAAAGCGAATATTTTCAAAAAGAGTATGGAACTGATCTTTGGTTACTAGACGGTGATTTTAATTCTACAAAAGATAAACGCCGCCAAGTAAAATACGGAACAGCCGAAACATTTGCATTTTACAACAAAGTTGAAACACTATTAGAATCGTATAATAGCCGAGGAATGAAATATACATTTGTTGATGCAACCAATATAAACATTCCTGCTAATGTAAAATTTGATTTAATATACAGCGGGCTAAGTTGCGGTTTTCATTATCCAGCAAACACTTACAAAGATTTAGTTTTAAAACATTCTCATAAAAATACAAAGGTTGTGTTTGATTTAAGAAATGTTCGAGAACAAGAAGATTTTGAAATAGTAAACGTCATACGAAAGGACAGAAAAAGCGTCAAAGCCGAAATCAAGTTTGTGTAATTAAACACGTATATAAATATCTACATGCAAAAAGTGGTTTTAGTTACAGGCGGTTTTGATCCCCTACATAGTGGACATATAGAATATTTCAAAGCAGCAAAAAAGTTAGGCGATAAACTTGTTGTTGGAGTAAATAGTGATGATTGGCTTACTCGTAAAAAAGGAAGACCATTTATGCCGATAGCAGAACGTGCGGCAATTATAAAAGAACTTGCTTGTGTTGATCAAGTAATTAGTTTTGACGATGGAGACGACAGCGCATGCGGTGCAATTTTTAAAACAATGTCGACTAACTCAGGAAAGGTTATTTTTGCCAATGGAGGTGATAGAACAAACACAACTACACCTGAGTATAAGATATATGGTGATAATCCACAAGTTGAATTTGCATTTGGCGTAGGTGGTGATAACAAAATAAATTCAAGTAGTTGGATACTAGATGAATGGAAAACACAGAAAACGGAGCGTGACTGGGGTTACTGGCGGGTACTTGATCATAAGCCAGAAAAAGGTTACAAAGTAAAAGAACTAGTAATATATCCAGGAAAATCGTTAAGTGATCAACGCCATTTTAAACGCTCAGAACATTGGCATGTGCTTGAAGGTATTGTACTAATGCAAACTGAGTGGGAAGGTAGAAAAGAACAAAGATATTTAGAGCCAGGAAACATTAGAGGTTATGAAGTAGGCAACCAAGTGTGGCACAAAGCCAGCAATCCTGAAGAAGTAAACGCTCACATATTAGAAATACAGTGGGGCGAAGAATGTATAGAAGAAGACATAGAAAGAAGAAATTAATGAAAGTATATGTAGGTTATGATACTAGAGAAGATATTGCGTACCAAGTTTGTAAACATAGTATTCTCTCTAGACAACCAGAGGCAGTAGTACGTCCACTCAAGCAAGCAGAATTGCGAGATGCTGGTTGGTATACCCGTCCAGTGGATAAACTTGCAAGTACTGAATTTACATTTACTCGTTTCCTTGTTCCTGAATTAATGAATTTTCAAGGTTGGGCTTTGTTTATGGATTGTGATATGATCCTTACAACCGATATCAAAGAATTATTTGACCAAACAGATGACAAGTATGCTGTAATGTGTGTGCAACACGATTATGAAGTAAAAGAAGGCACAAAGATGGATGGACAAAAGCAAACATCTTATCCGCGTAAAAATTGGTCAAGTGTTGTACTTTGGAACTG